TAAGTACGAGGGGCACACGCACGACGTAAATATAACTGGCCACTCAATAATTACAGAGTCAGAAGCTCCGAACGTCCCGACATGTCCAACATGCGGGCACGAACAGAATCTACTGTCTTACGCTGGATGCTCCGACCCGTTCCATGAGGAGACGTCATGACTAGAGAAGAATATATTAAACATATCCAAGAGTTGCAAAAACCTGTAACTGAGGCTGAATATCCCGGGCTACTAAAGAAGATCTCGGCTCAGCAACAGAATGTGCTTACCCCGCCCCAGTCTCAGCCCACGCCCCCTAAGGGGGAGTTCAACAGCCCGAAGACGGAGAACCTAAGTGACACCTAATCAGTTGAATGACTGGTGCTGGACCGAAGATGAGCTCTGGAACCGGATCAAGGAGATTGTTGGGGACCGCCCTGTGACTATATTTAATATCAAGATGACTCTAGCTACTCAGATCCAGCATATAGCTCACCTCATGGTCTTTGAGATGGACAAACACATTGTAGAGTCGTTTATTGGAGGAAAAGAAGATGGGGATGTTTGATAGCGTTATATATGAGGCCCCTTGTTACAACTGTGGGGTGAAGTTGATACGGTTTCAGTCCAAGGATGGCCCCTGTGCCCTCAAAGACTTCACCCCGGGCCAGCTAGTAGTGGTAGCCGGAGGTGACGCCATCTTCTATGACTACTGTCGAGATTGTGAGACCATGAACTACTATCTAGCTGTACCTCAGGTGGAATTACCTGTTGAAGTCCCGGTCCACATAACACCTAAACCGAGTATTAATGATGAGAAGGATTAAATCCCAAGACCCAGATAGGCAGCAATTATGGCGACAAGGCAAGCGTGACTTCAGCGTCGTGGACCTTACTCACCCTTATAAGGGCATGAGCCCCGAGATATCCGGTCAATATACTGAGCTGACCAAAGAGGTCTATGGCGATACATATATATATGAGTTAGCCGAGGTCACCGGAGCTGAGATTGAGATCCTGGGCCGATTTACTAGCTTCCAGGATGCGAAGGAATATGCGGAGGCTTATGCCAATGGGGATGTTATTCCCAAGTAACGGAGGTCAAACATGACTAAAAATAACAAGTGGCCATCCCCCGGATACTATGCGGAGCGCTTTGCTTGGCATGTCCGGCAACAGTTAAAAAATTGCGACGTTCCCGGCCCTGTCATCCAGAACATTCTGTGGGAACACGAAGAAGAAGTTAAAAAGGCTAGGATGCGAGGATATAACTCGGGTCGGAAATATCGGGCCAAAAACCCATTACCAGCAGATGAACTTCCTCCCATAGATCTGACCGGCCGATGGGGTAAACCTACTGCCATATAATCAACATCACAAGGTTACAATTATTGCATTTGACCTCAAAAGCGGGTACGCCTACCGGAATCTCCTCAATTGTCGGGGCCTGAGTATTGGCCATGCGGAATAATCGCCCATGAGCCCGACCAAGGAGCCTCCCGCAACTGGTACAGCGCAAATTAGGGGTTGGATCGGTCTTATCCTCGGTCTGAGTGATGAGATTCGAGTATAAATACAAGGTTACGTAGTGGACTCTAGTCATTTGGTCTCACTCTTACTGGGATCCCCTTATATATAAGAGTACCGGGCCGCTGCCCACTTGCTCCTAGAAATTCAAAATAATCCTGATAGTTTTCCTCAGTTAGGTAAATCACGGGTGACTCAACCGGATTCCAACCTGGAATTATTGGTAATTTGTGATATTTCCGCTCCAGTTTGCCTAAAATTCCGGGCCTGAACTTCATCTGTACCTCCAATTTCTATCTTTCATTGGCTTCCTAAGAAGCTTATCGAAGTCCACATGGAAGTCTACGAGCTTACCCTCATCATCCACGAAATATGCCTCTCCTTTGTCCCCTGGTGGCCCTTTGGGGTTCACGATCCAGGATTTACCCCCAGTTATGACATATAGGCCGTAAGTTAGTGAATCGTAAGCGTGATCCTCTGCTTCATCGTCGATTTCTTCCGGTTTGGTATCTGAATATGGTAGGGCCGGTATGGTTTTGATGAGATTTCGACAAGTCTCCGTAACCTGTAGGTACGGTGTACCGTCTGGCGAGTCTTGTAATAGGTCATGTAGGAGAGACTGTCGATTGAGCTTCGCCGAGTGGCTCTTTGCCTCGGCACTCCTAACGCTAATACGCTTTTTAGCCTGGAATCTACTAGCAATTGTGGCACTCCCTCCTAAATGGCTGAAACAGTCGTGGGGCATGATAAATGAGTTCATGGGCTCGGTTCTAACAACATCATCGACCTGATCGGCCCAGTATTCGGCGGTCTTGCCGTTATTGTACATTTCCCTATAGGCATACAGGTGTTTGACCCCTAATTCATTCTCGGGAGCGACCGCAATCCAATGGATACTCGTCGGGTCGTTATACCCCCAGTCCATGGCCCCATACACCTTACAGTCTTCGAGTTTCACGGGTAACTGGGCGATAACATGCTTTCGAGGCCGCCATTCACCGAAAACCTGCCCCACGAAGATGTTCCAGTCGCCATAGCGCCAAGCCTTCCACAAAGCCTCATCCGTCCACCGTAAAGCCTCCAATCTGGTCAAATATTCGGGATCTGCCTCGGTTAGGACCGGATTATCGTCCACTGTGGCTGGGATATAGACTCGCTTGATCCCATCCTCACCTTTAAAGGCCATATTGGGCTCGTGGGGGTCCACGAACATTTCTTTGACCCATAAGTGACCGATTCCGCCCGGGTTCGTGGTTGCAAACACCTGGGGACGTAATTCCGGGATAGTTGTCCTACAGGAGGAAACTAGCTTCACATAGCGATCTTTAGAGACAATTTGGGTCAATTCTTCAATCAGGATCTTCTGGTACTCGTGCCCCTGATATTTGGTATAAGTTGTGTCGTCTTTTAAGTGTCCGGTCCTAATTAGGGCTCCAGACGGGAATCTAAGGACTGGAGGGTTTCCGGTGATCTGAACGCCTAAACCGGCATACATATAACGCGCTCGTTCGATCCAGTCCCCTAAATCGTCCCCATTACGCCGAATGACCAGTCCCTGGAATCTAGGGTGATCTACATATTCAGTGAGCCATAATAATCCCGCAAAAGTCTTACCGCCGCCCCTAGCTCCTCCATACAAGATCTCCTTTATGGAGTACGGCTGGCGAAGGGCAAATTCTTGAGCTCCTGGATTAGGCTTTAATATGGGCATGTTGTCATTATAACAACAGTATTATCGGCTGAAATAATAATAGAGCGCCGCGAGCAGCCCCAATAGCGCGCCCCACTGGACCAACCAACTACCGACGGTATCAGCCCAATTCAGGGGTACAGCCGAGACAATCAGGCCACCAACCAACTCAGCCACGAGCCACACTGCGATTCCGACCACGAGCGCCAATATAGCTTTGCGTAACATTGACATTCTCCTTAAAGTTGGGTATATTCTACTCCTATATATAAGGAGGCGTACCCATGGCTTACGCGTTTACGTTTGATGCCTATGACAACAAGCTTGATCCCGATGGAGAAGGCTCTAGTCGCGTGAAATCAGTTGATGTGACGATTGTAGCCGACAACGAGTACGATGCTAAGGATGCTGCCGCTACCCTGGTCGTTCGTGATATCTACAGGCTAGAGTCAATTATCGAGCTAAACGACAACGGTATCCCGTCCAAGATCACTAACTGGTAACTAAGGAGAAAACTATGAAAATTGCAGAAGCATTATTGCTCCGCAAGCAGTTACAGTCTAAGGTCGAGCAGCTCCAGCCCTTACACAACGTGGGTGAGCGTGGAGTCTTTGACCAGTCCGTCAAGCGTGTCAACGTAAATGAGAACGTCGATGAAATCACCATCACAACTCCCCGGATCACCTTGGCAGACATCACCCGTTCCTATGACCATTATGCTTCTGAACTCCGGAAGCTGGACGCCGCAATCCAGCAAGCGAACTGGACCGCCGAAGTATCATACACGGAAGTTCCGGCTCCCCGAGAGCCTGAGACCAAAAAGACCAAATAGATAGTTCCCCTCCGGGGGTTCTATGGCTCATTCAAATGGCAAGCGGAAGGGCTGGCAGACCCCTTTATAGTCTGAGTTACTGGCCAGTGACACTCCATATGACCGCCCGGAAAGACGGGCTGCAACATACCCTGAAACGGTATGTGCTACTTGGAACGATGATTGTGGGTTCGACTCCCGCCCCCGGGACCATCCCGGGGTAGCCAACCGGAAAGGCAATCGAAGCACATAAAGGCGTAAGCCGACGGCTCGACCGTATTAAATGTGAAAAGTTAATAGCATTTAGACTCTAATTGGCTTAACGGCCACTCTGGGCAATCTAGCAAGCTCGGAGCTAACACTAGAAGAATTGAAGGCATAGGTAGCCCCTATCGAAGCCACCTTAGACATTAATACTTACATACCGCCGCTTGATTTGGATGGGCCATACGACCCCCTGAAGGTGTAATATAAATCCAACAGACCATTGAAGGTCCCGCAAGGGGCCTTTTTATTTTGGAGATATAGCCATTAGCGCCAACTGGGAGTCAATAACCAAACCCTACCTAGATACCAAAGTGGACAACCTTGATACTGGTAATGGGGTCATTGATAGTGTCCCAGCCCTATCCCTGGATATCCCAGACCTGAAGATCATTGCAGACCTTGAGAATAGAATCGAGGACTCGAAGGGGTATTGGAACGAGGCCAAAGGCTTCAATCTCAGGACAGATCGGGCTAAGAACGTCAAAATGTATTTGGGTCAGTACGTCGATGAGGGCCAGCTTTATCGGTTTCAGATCCCCTATGTTGAGAATGAGATCTTTGTCGCGACCGAGACCATTGTGGCTTACCTTACTAGCCAACCGCCAAGCCCCGAGGTCGCTCCGGCCCAGGACTCCCAACAGGCCAAAATCCTCGCTTCCGACCTCGAAAAAGGACTCCAGGGTCACGCTCAGAAATCCGAGCTAAATCGACACCTAGAGTCGGCTATTCGTAATATGTTACTCAAAAGAGTCGGGTTTTTGTACCTATGGTATGACCCTGATTATGGCCCCCATGGGGAGATTAGGGTGAAGTCCCTGGACCCAGACCATGTGGTAGTAGACAAGAATGCCGAACGAGGCGAGAATCCAGCTTTTATTTGTGTCTATATGAAGAACTCGGTCGAGGAACTATGTTACTTGTTCCCAGACAAGAAAGAGGCCATTTTAACTGAAATTGTGGCTAGGAAGCAGCCTCAGCGCATGAGTCAAACCATTGATTGGCGACAAGTTTGGTTGACCCATTACGACGATAATGGTGAACCTTCCGAAGGTTGCGTGTCATATTTCGGGGGTATCGTCCTCGACAAATACAAGAATCCGAACTGGATGTATGCAAACGTCCGTAAGAACTTCCTGGACATGCCACTCAAGCCCATCATTCCGCTCAATTACATCAACGACGGGATGCACTGGATTGACTCGACCACACCAGTCGAACAGGCTTCCTGGATTCAAGAGGTCCTGAACAAGCGTGGTCGTCAGATCATGGAGAACGCTGATGCGGCTAACGGGATGCTGGTCATCTCGTCGGATGCTATGAGCATGGATGACGCGGAGAACCTGACCGGGGACCCGAACCAGAAACTGGTCATAGATACGAAAGGTGAGTCGATTGGTAATCTCATTGAAAACATCCAGGGGCGCGAACTCCCCGCGTATGTCATCGACGACAAGGTAGACTTGCGCAACACCGTCCACTCGATTATGGGGACACCTCCGCAGATGCGTGGCGATGACTCGTCTCAAGCTGAAACCCTCGGTGAGAACTTAATGATGAAGAACCAAGCTACGGGAAGACAAGATCTAATCGTTAGAGCCGTGGACGCCTGTTTATATCGTTACTTCAATTATCTTACCCAGATGATGGTTGTCCATTATACCGAGAAGCATTTTATGACCATTAACAGTAATGATGGGGACTTCGACTACATCACCCTCCACCGCGACCTAATCGAGAAGGGCTGTAGCGTCACCGTCAAGAATGGCAGTACCCTACCATTCGATAAGTCCAGGCAAGAGGCCATTGCCATGAACCTCGCTAAAGGCCAATTAATCGACCCCCTGAACTTGTATAAAGATCTCCACATGGACAACCCCCAGAAGCGCTACGATGCCTGGGCTAAGTGGAAGACTGACCCAATGACCTTAGCTCGTGATGCCATGGACGAATTGGACGACACGACTGCCTACATTGATTACATAGAGGCCCTGGCCGGTAAGAAACCCAAACCCCGTGATGACGCCTCTAAGGAGCACATCCTGATCCACCGCAAGCAGATGATCTCCGACCAATTCCTCGGTGCTAGTCGTAACGTCCAAAACGCTTTTCTCGCTCACGTCTCAGCCGAGGTCCAGAGCCTCCAGATGAGGACCGACCTTGACGCTATGGCACTACAAGGTGCAATGGCTCTCGCTCCCCAGAACCCGATTCAACCCGCTCCTCCTCCTGGACAAGCACCCATGGGACCTCCTGGCATGATGCCCCCGGGCGCTGGTGGACAGCCACCGCAACCTCCGGGAGCCGGGATGCCTCCCATGGGTGGAGCAGGTGGACCAACCCCTGGCGCTCCCCCTCCGGGACCAACACCTAATCCAGTTAACCAGATGGGAGCCCCTGACATCATGGGTGCCATTGGCGGCATGACCCCGCCTATGCCTCGGGGCAACAGCGTAACCTCGATACCCCCCGTGTAGTATACTTACGACATAAGAGGCAAGTTATGGATAGCATTAGCCAATTAGTTGAAAATATGGATTTACCCGAAGGAGAACCAAGTGGAGAGCCCAGCTCAGAACCTACGCCAAAGTCAGATCCAAGCCCTGGAAGTGGGTCTAAAGATCCTGGAAACGGAGATCCAAAGTCCGGCGAACAGCCCGGAGACAAAGGAGAGCCTGAAGGTGGATCTGGAAGCGACGAACCGAGCCCTGACGGAGCTAAAGAGCCAGACCCTGACTCCGGCTATGTAGCTGATGAGGAAGACGAGGGTAAACCCGAGCCAGCCGACACCAAGAGAGAAACGCCGGATGCGCAGACGCTTACGCCGGAGCTCCAATATGTGGTTGACCGACTTCCTGTACTTTCCGTCCGAGGGCGTGATCGTACTTACCAGGTCAAGGCAGCGGGCCAACTCCCCGAGGACTTTGAGTTCGCGTCGAAACACGAAGAACTAGTCTTTAACCAGGCTCTAGCAGCTCAGGAATTCAAGGCCCAACAGCTCCTAAATGAGTTCAACTCCAATAAGCAGCAAGAGACCTTCAAGGAATATACCGCTCGAGAGAACGCTGACATCCAGCACGACATTGGAGACTTGCAGCGTGAAGGTGAGCTACCGAGATACCAGTACAAGTCGACCGACAAGCGATTCAATGATGACCCGGCGGTCAAGGCTGTAGCCGAGATTCGGGCCTATATGAATGAGAAGAACGACGCCTATGCGAAAGCTAACCGGCCTTACCGCATCACCTTCCGAGATGCCTATGAGCAGTTAGCTAAGCAGATCGCCAAAGATGAGACCAAGGACGCCCAGGCCAAAGAGGATAGTGAGCGCAAAGAGGTATCCCGTAGAACTGGAGCAGGGCGAACCGCCAATACCAACACTCCAGCCCCCAAAGCTAGAGTCGCTCGCTCCATGGAAGACCTAATGAGTAGGATCGACAATTATGACTTCGCCTAAGCTTGAAAAGAACGCTGGCTTTGCCGGTATGAAGTATGGCGATTTTATCGTTGTCATGGCATACCCCGAGGCTATTGAGCTATTGTCAGATAGAGACGATATCCTGTTCGTGAGCCTTGCGACCTGGGGCAGGATCGAGAAAGAGGTGCTAGCATCCATACAGCAGGATCGACAATTATGACTTCGCCTGGAGCAAAGATAATAGTCGTTAACGCTACCGAGCTAAAGCCCGATAGTAGGTATATTTTTGTAGTGGACTCCTCTGCTATTGACTATGAGGATATGGAGCATCTATTAGCCAGCATGAGGGACGATGTTGGTATAAAGAACCCAATCGGACTCTTAGTCCGTGGAGAGCCCAAAGATGTTGTAAAGATAATTGAACAGGAGCCACAGCTATCCACATAACTTGGGTGACAGCTCTACTCGTAGTCCTCGGCGAGAAAGAGCGTAAAGGTAAGCCCCTAACAGAGGAAGAAGCCGATCATTTCCTATATGTTGTTTACCGGACTACCATCCCCCTTGAGACCGACCAAGCTATACAGATAGTCCGAGACATCCTTAAAGACCCGAAAGGAGCAAGACAACGAACAACTTGAGCCAATTAATCGTAGGTCAATCTGGGATCACCGATTATACGATCACCACGGGGAGTTATAACTACCAGCCATATATACCCTCGACCACCCAGTATTACCCGCAACCATATTACGTCCCATACCCAGTAACTTTGGAGGCCCCAATGTCTAAGACCGAGCAAGCAATGAAAGTAGTCCAAGTCCTATTTGATGAGGGCTTACTAAAAGAAGAGCTGACCGTTAAAGAGTTCTTGTCGCTCATAGCTAAGGTGGCTGACAAGCTGTGAACCCACAACTAGTACTAGCCCTAATCGCTAAATTCACTTCACTAAGTAAAGAGACCGCCGAGAAGCTATCCAAGGAGCTAGACCTGGCTATCCAGCCCACCAACTACAAGGATGCTGAACAATTGGTGGAGAAGATCGTAGCCAGCTTAAGAAAGTAATGTTGTAAAAATTACCTAAACAGTCTATCGTTTGCTTTAGATAGGTCTCGCAGACATGCGGGGCCTTTTTTTGTTTGAATCACATTATTTGACGAAAGGGCGAATACATTGGCAGGAATGGTCTTTACCGACCGCGTGGTCGACATCACCTATCAAGAGATCTTGCCTACATTAGTAGACCAGATCAATAACTCCAATATCTTCACAGCCCGTATGTTGACTCAGCCCAAGAGCTGGTCTGGTGTCACCATGAACGTTCCGATTGAGACTGCCAACTCGACCACGGGTGGGTCCTTCTCAGGTATGGATACCTTCAGTACGGCTGCAACTAACAACACAAGGCTTTTGACATTCTACGTCGCCGCTTACGAGCAGAGCGTTGTGGTCCCAGGGATTGAGCGTGACATTAACGCCAATACCGAAAAGCAGGTCTTGAAGCTTCTGGCAACCCGCATGGATGAGGCCAAGATCTCAGCGGCCGTTAACATCGGAAACATCTTCTACGGTTCCGGTAACGGTAAAGACTTCGATGGTCTCGGTAACATCGTCGATAACGGTACAGTAGCTCCGACCTATGGTGGTCTCTCGCGCACGACCTACTCCTTCCTAGATGGCGACCAGACAGCCGTAACCTCGGGTATCATCACCCTGGATTACCTGTCTAGTGAGTTCGATAACGTGAGCGCAGCTGGTTCCACCACTGAGTCTCCGACCATTGGCCTGACTACGAAAACCATCTGGACCTACATTGAGGGCCTGATCCAACCAATGGTGAGTGCTCGATACGAGACTGTTGGTCTCCGTGGTTATGACCGCATTGACGGTAAATTGCCTCCGGGCATGAGTGTCCCGGCCGGTGATGAGCGCCTCCAAGGGTTCGGGGGCTTCAACTCCTTGACCTACAGAGCTCGTCCATTAGTGGCAGATGACACCGCCACGTCCCAGACCTTCTTCTGGCTGAATGAGCTCTACCTGAACTTCTACCGTGTTGTGAGCCCACAGCTCAAACAG